TCCAACAGGCCAAAACAACCCAGAACAAAATTCAACCTTGGCCAAGACCGTGTTGATTTTCGCTTTGGGGACAAAGCCATAAGACTTCATCATCGTTTCATATTTACTGACCATCGCGGCTGGATCAGTGACCTGTTTTCGAGACAGAACAGCAAGCATGTCGTCACCCATCACGATAACCTTGAACCGAAGCCCTAGGTTTTCGAGAGAGATGGCGCACGTCACTCCATTCAACAACGAGTTGCCACACGATGTGTTTGGGTCCCCTGACTTTCGACCATACCGCACGCGATAGGTTGTGCCTTGGGCACACCTTCCGCGGGTCATGGCCTGAGCCTGGAACGTTCTGTATGCATCTGGATGCTTGTTCAATTTTCCAATCTTCTGATAGACGTACTTCTCAAACAAATATGCACCCTTGCCCTGTGAACAGTCAAACTTCGAAAAATCACATTCGAGGAAAATGCACTCCTCCATACCTCCGAAAGACTCGATCGACTTCTTCATCCAAAGACCAATCTCTTCCGCTGTGAGGCCACCAGAGTAGCACACGTCATTGTCGGGGTTCCATTCGGCCTTCAACCGCTTCCCAAAGGATGCTATCGCAGGCCCAAGTGCAACGTTGGCTTTGTGGGAAACACCCTGGATCAACCTCGGATCCATGTCTTCCACGCCGTCCAACGAGCCCTTGTTGTACTTCTCGATCTTGACGAATCCTTTTCGAACAAAATCTTCTTTGCTCAACCCGTCCCTTTCGATCTCCAACTTTGCTTTGTTGTGTTCCTTTTGCCTTCCGGGCGGGAACGTCGCGTTCCAGTCCTTATAGGCCATTGGTTCAATGACGCCCAACCTCAGTACGCTTTGCGCGACCTCGGAATCACTTGAAATCCAGTTGATGGCTTTCTTCCAAGCATTGGGTTCCTCAGGGGGTGTGTCCTTCACCACACGATTGGCCACTGCCAGGACCTCGTGCTGTTTGGTGTTTTCAAGGACAACCGGAAGATGGTCTGTGAATCCAACTCCAATTTGGTGCATAGAAGCTTTGCGCTCCTTGCCCTCAAAGGTGTCGTTCATCGACGCTCCCTTCCTGATGGGTGCCATGTCTCTTGTGGTGTTGACTCTTGCAAAAGCCTTGCCTGGGTTTTCGTACCCGGCCAATCGGATGGAAGAAGCTCCATTGCCGTTGTTGAACCTGGCGACCGGATCCTCGGTGCGTGACCCCACGCAACAAGAAATACCGGTCAAGTCGAACTTCAGCAACTTATGGAATAAACTGAACGATTTGTTGTGCTTTCGCAGCACATCGTCCAGTACCCCTGCTTCTTGAGACACGTACCTCGTGAATGCCATCGCACTCACATATATGGCGCTGCGGACACGCATTGCCTTCGGTATCACTGTCTTCTTTTCACTCAGATGCTTTTTTGTCCGGTTGATGCATTCTTGATAGAGATCTGCTGTCCTATCTCTTCCAAGCAACTCGAACGCAACTGCGTCGACGACTCCTTTCGGAATCACCACCCTCTTGTCACCACTTGTGACGAACA